AATGATTGGTTCGCTATATCGTAATCGTGTTGTGCCATGATGTGTTTATACTCCTTTTAAAACCCTTTTGCAATAAAATCAAATGTTTTTGATATTGCTGTATTGCTTGAATTTTTAAATGTTATATTAAATCCATTAATGGTTTTACTTTCTACCAAGAAATAATCTCCTGTGGCCATTCCTTGTCCTGTAATTCCAACTGCATAATTAACAGTTTTATATGGATTTGTAAATGTTACAGTTTTAGTTCCAGCACCAGATACTATATCATTTCCACTAAATATTCTATCAGGCATATCAATCGTTACTGTTACTGCTGAAACTCTAGGTGTAGAAGCACCATCTCTTGAAATTAATACTACTCTAAATTTAAAATATCTTGCTGTGTAATCTCCAATTACAAAGTTTTGGAAAGCTGTATAAGTTACATTATCATCACTTGTTGCAACTTCTATATGTGCATTTGCATTAGCTGGTGTATCTCCATCAAAGTTAGAAGAAGCAGAATCAAATAATCCTGATCTATTATCAAATAAGTCATCTGGATTATCTGATGTTTGAGTTAGTGATGCTGTAATTCTAGCTGTGTGTTTAGCACCTATATCAATTACATCTGCAAATAAATAATTACCACTTGCAAAGAAATCAGCATTAGCAACACCAGAATCAAAGAATCTACTTGTTTCATCATCAAAGTTTCCTGAAGCACTATCAAAGAGTTCTGATGAATCTAATTCAATAGCATCATCTGTAATAACTGTATTTGTTAAAGTTCCAGCAAATGTAGGGTGTTCTGATTGTGTTGTAATTGTGTTAAAATTAGCAACTCCTGTTACATTAGAAATAATTGCTGTAGCATTTGAACTAAAGTTACCTAGTTTATCTACTGCTTTTAAAAGATAAGTTCCAGCCCTAGCTGGTACAGAAATTGAAGTTGCTGGTCTTGATACTTTTTCTACTAATGCTACTGAGTTTTGCCAATCAGCAGTTCCATCAGTTTCTTCACTAAATCTTAAATTATAATATGCTAAATCAAGATCAGGTATTTGTGTCCATGATAAGTGAGCCTCTTGTCCTACAATATTACAAGCAAAATCTTCTACATCACTAGGTGGTTCAATAGCACCAACGATTGTTCTTTGTGCTGATACATAAGTTGATGAAACTCCTAAACTATTTACAGCTTTAACTCTTACATCATAAACTTTTTGGTCAATTACATTTAAAACTCTGTGGTTTAATCCTGAACCTTGTGCATAAATAATAAAATCTGAATCTGTGCTTAATTTATATTCTACTTGGTAGTAATCAACAAAACTATCAGGAGAAGCACCTATTGATACATCTAAAGCTACAATTACAGTTCCATCATTATATTCAACTAAAGTATCATCTAAAGTAACACTAGCTGGTGGTTGGATTGTAAATGGATTAGGTAAATTAGTTGATGGAATTGCAGTTGCCTGAGTCTTAGTTGCCCATGTGTAATGTGCATCTTGGTGTTCCACTAAATCTAAACCAAGTGTATAATCAGGATTAAATTTAATTGATAACACTCTAAAAGGTTTGGAACTATAACCAATTGAACTATGCGTTACATTTACAATATCTCCAATAGCTAAATCATATGCACTAAAAGAAACATTTATTGAAAGTCTTGCAGAATCTCTAGTTCTTCTTAAAATAACTTCTGCCATTTCTTCTGCTTGATATGTATTAGTAATCACTTTACCAAAATCAAATCTACCCTCTAACAAAAAACCACCATCATCAGCTTTCATAGTTGCATGACGATCTGCACTTGGTAATCCACTATCATCTATTGGTGGAAACTGTACTTCATCTACTTGAAAATTCCGATCTGGATTAACATAAGATAAAATTACTCTGTTAAATTTTTCATTCTTAGCTGGAGTTTGTAAAGTATATCCACCTATAATATCATCTTCTGTTAATGTGATTGATGCACTTCCTGTTGTTTCAATAACTAAATTATACTTACCTTGTGTGTATGGTAAATAACCTCTACAACCTTTTAATAATTCTCTAACATTTTCTAATAATTTTTTTGAAGTATCTAGTACTGCATTTGTGTCAAAAATATTTATATCACTACTACCTGAATAAGGCGTTACTTGTGTTTCGCAAACTTGTGAAGCATCATAGAAAGTTTGTAAATTTATTTCACTTGTAGTTAATCCTTTTCCGTATCTACTGTTTGTTAAATAGTCTAATAAACACCAAGCTGGGTTTGTAGAATAAGCTGGACTTTGTGCAACTAAACTTGAATTATATGCTACTACTTTTTTCCCTTTTATTTTTGCTTGTACTTTAGGTATTCCAGAAAATATATCTTGATTCCATTTAAACCTTAAAGCTAAATAAGATATACCTGATAGTTTATGATTACTGCCCCAATTTGATAAAGTAGATAATATTGATGATGCTGATTGTCCATCTGTACCAAAATGTGGTTCTATTTTAATTAAACTTTCACTATCTTTATAAAAATTACTATCTCCACTGCCTACTTCTACTTCTGTTCCATCAGATAAAGCACTTGCCCAAGTAACTACTTGATCATCAACTCTTACTTCTTCTATTGAATTTATCTCACCCTCTGACATTACTAAGGCCATGTATAAATAAGTGTTATCTGTTCCTGAAGTTTCTACAAATACTCTAACGCCACCTACTAATCTTTCGCCATATATTACAGGGATATTAGCATCATTACTTTGTTTGTTTAAAAGAACTCCTGTTTCAAAATCATCTGCTTCATTAACACCAAAGTCAGGTAGATCAGGAACTTTAGGTCTGAATAACCATGCTATTGCTATTGTTGCAAATAATTTAACAATAGGGTTAACATTTGTAAAAAAACTGACTGCCGCACTAACTAAATCACTAATACTAAAAAAAGATTTAATTTTTGTTTTCTTTGTTTGTAATCCAGCACCACCATATTGTTTTAAAAGTTTTTCTTCTCGTTTATTTATGTAAGCAAGAAACTCTCCTTTAGGTGCGTGTTTGTTAAGTATCTTTTTTGCAAGTTTAATTAATATTATTAATATTTTTTCAAACCATTTAGACATTATTCTCTACCCCACTTAATATCTAATACAGTTTGAGAGCTAAAATCCATTCCAACATCTGTACTAAAAAATCTTTGTTGTGAAGTGTTGTTTGTTTTACGACCATTCTTTTTTTCAAAGTCAGCCCAATGTGAAACTACTGATATATTAACTACACTTTGTTTGGTGTTTTCATTAATAGCAAAATTTTCTATATTACCTTTGTATAATAAAAATGGATCTGCAATTATAGAATTGTCTGTATCTAATAGACCTCTAAAAATAGTTACTTCATCATTAGTAACATTTTCATTCAATACAGTAGAGATGAATGTTTGATCTGCACCTGATAAAGATATTGTTAAAGTTGATTTAGTAACATCTATTTCTTCAGTAAAATCAGAAACACCTATAATAAAACTTGATGGAGAATAAGTAACAGAACTACCAGATATTGAAGAAGTTAAACTATAAGTAGAGTCAGTAAAATTTACAGGAGTACTAAAACCTATTGTAAGTAAATGAAAAGGTTTAATATCATTCGTCGCTAATGCTGTCTTGATTGATGATGTTAAATTCCTTGTCATTATGTTTCTCGTAGGTTGTTCTTACTAATTTCTCAGTTCCTTTTATCATAGTAAATTCAAACTTGCCATCTGGTTTTTTATACTCCTTTAGATCATTTGTTTGAGTATTTATTTCACTTTCATCAACTATGACTTCAGCAACAAACTCAGCAGTAACTAGATGGGTTATTTTGTATTTCATTAAAGAGCTTCTTCTACATCCATTTCATAAGTATAAAGAAGTTTTCCATCATTAGTAGTTCCTGTTGCTCCAAAATTTTGAATATCATTTGTTAAATAAACTGTGAATGGAACATTGTCATAAGTAACTATTGAATCGTTAGCAACTGAAGAAACTAAAGGTGGTTCTATTGTTACTGTTGATGCACCACTAGAAGCCTGAACATCTGCAACAATTAAATATACTTAACTATGAGAAGCGAACTTGCTAAAATCTCCAGCTTGAAGTGCGTGTCGATTATCGTTATGCTGTCCGTAACTAAAACTGTATTTGATTCATTACCTCTTGCATCTTCTACTTCTGGTGGGATTATTGTAAAGTTTTCTTTACCTGATCTTTGTTTAACTATAAATGCCATAAGTTCTCCATAATCATCTGCTCTTGTTGCTGTCTTTATTGAAACAGTAAATGCCCATCTTTGATTATCTATTTGTCGTGAAAGTTTTTTACCTGATACACTTTTTGAAATAATAGTATTTTGAATAGACTTTATTCCTAAAGTTTCAAATTTAGAATTAGCTATTGGAAATGCACCAGCCATTATATTAAACTCTCCCTACCTCTTTCATTAACTGCATTGTTAATTAATTGAGTTATTGCACCTCTTGATCTAACTAATAATTCTTCAAACCCTCTTGCATCTACTGTGTTAATGTTAAAATTAACTACTGTTGAACCTCCACCTGATAAACCTCTTGCAGATTGTGTTATTTGTCCTGTACTATTTGGAACGAACATTTCTGGACCACGCTCTCCAACTACAATAGCTCTGCCTTTTGATACTGCTCCACCTTTTGCAAAACCAAAGCCACCTCCTCC